TAATGAAATCGTGGTTAATGTTGCAGACTTAACTATCGAAGAAGCTGTTGTTCAAACTGTTTCAACCTTTGAAGAAGCAATGGGGTACTAACCCATTGTTTCTTATATATATGTATTATAAACATCCAAATCGTACATATATTACATTATTCTCAGTTTTCAAAACTTTTCACGAGGAGCGTAATAACTATTCTTCAATCAAAAGTGGATATTACTGAGAATTCTTTAACAATTTTATTGTTCGAAAGGGTGTAAAAGTATCAACGTGTAAGCCTTCACGTATTAAATAGGGTTAATAGACTAGTACAAACAAACAAAAAACATCAAAATATATATAGCATTATGATGACAATCAATGTAAACAATACAATTAAAGCATTACAAGATGCATTAGATAGATTAGAAGTATTCTTATCTAATGGGGAGATTACATTAGAAGATTATTATTCTAGAGTTTACCATATAGAATACGAACTTGAATGTCTTAATGAAATAACAGGGGCTCTTTAATTAGGGCCTTTAAATACATATATAGTTATGGCAAAAGAAGATTTTATTAAAACAAGGATAATAGGTATTGTATGTAATACATTATACATTGATGGATTATATGCAGGTGATCATTTCCACGATTCTACAATATCTGATTGGACTAAGTCTGATCTTATTGATAGAGGTGTTAGAGAGTTCTCTTCTTATAAAGAACTTGATGCTTATCATAGTGAAGTGTTTTACAATGAAATGATGGGCTCTTAATTGAGCCCTTTTTAAATACATATACATTATGAAAATATTTACAGCTTATTGGAAATGTTATACTGATGATTATTATGCAGCATATAACAGACAAATGTTTACCACTCGTGAAGATGCAGATAAATTCTTAGATGATTTATTAGACTACGAACAAGTAGAAAGATATTATGTCTTAGAAGAAACTGTTCACGAAGAGTTCGTTCCTACAAATCTTATTGATGAAGATGAATATCCTGATGAGGATGAAATTTAAAACTTATGAAAGAACCTGTTTATTGGACAACAAAAAGTGGTACACAAATCAATGTGGACTACATGGATGAAAATCATTTGAGAAATACTCTCAAGATGATATTGAGAGCTAATAGTATTTCATCTTCATCTAGACAAGAGTTTAGAATGAATGGTGAACTTGCTAATGATGATGCTGATAACGCTATGTTATACAGTATATCTCCTGAATTAACTTGTACATGTTATGGGCATTACGAATGTCAACAATGTTATGAGGATAGAAAGAACGAACACGATCTTAACGTATTTGAAAGCAATAATTGTTAAACTATGAAATCAGAAACATTTTTAATTGTGGGGATAACAACTATCCTCACAATGGCTTTCTTTTTAGGAGGCAGAGACAAATCATGTGCTCAGAGATTATTCACTAGCACAGATAAAGAATACAAATTCATTTCAATAGAGATGGCAGAACAACAAACAGACACATTAACCACAAACTATTAAAATCATGATTAAAACAAAAATTATGTTAGCTGTAATAGCTACGTTTCTCACTACATGGTGTGTAATGGGACTTATTGGATATTTATTATCTGATCTATCGTACAAAGAATGTATGACAAATGGTGCAACATTAATGTTCTTATTAATATTTGGTTGGATACCAAGTGTTATCATTAGTTATGATATGAACGAAAAATTTGATAACTAATGAGAATTATAAATGGTAAATGGGCTGACTGTAATGGTGAGCCCATAACTGTTTTCAATTATGATAAATTGAAACAGATAGGAGAAAAGGTTCAGGCTGTATATGGTGAAGATATTACATATGACAGAATAAATGTAATTAGTAGTCTTTCTAGATTGTCTACAAAAGATGAAAGAACATTGGTGAAAGTGTTTGATGAGAATATACTAACCAAATTAATGGGATATTGATTATGTTAGTTACACGTACATCAATCATTACAAAGATAACACGCACATTAGATTTGCCTGTTACAGAAGAACAATTAGCTGCACATAAGTCAGGAACGCATGCACAAAATGCGTTTCCTGATTTATCAGCAGATTTGAGAGAATTCATTATATCAGGAGTAACACCAGAAGAATGGGATAAGTTATTCGAAGATCAAGCAGACGACATTTAAAACAAACAACATTATGATATTATACATTATCCTTGCATACCTAATTGAAGTGGGTATGATGATTGAATATTACAACACTATTGATGAAGTGACAATAAAAGGTTGGGCAACATTAGTTCTTGCACCTATTACACTTCCAATAATGATTGGTATGACATTAGCAAATATAAAATTCTAATTAATATAGCATTAGTATGAAATTATTTGACTTTAAGCTAGCAAAACAGATTATCAAACAGTTTGATGATCTTGGTATGTTGAAATATGCTACACTAGGTGTGCAAGAAGATTGGTCAAATTGTTCTGAAGCAATTTGGGACAATGGTAAGTATGTGAAAGATATTCTTGATAACTGTGAAGAGAGGCAAGATGAATATCAACAACAACGTTACAACGAATCATCAGATAAATATGAAACACTAACAGAGTTGTTTGATGTATATGATGATATTCTTGTTGCAGGTATAACAGGAAGCGTTTGGGCTACACCTGTGATAGAAATTGTATTGAATGATAATCAAACATTTGTATTTGATTGTTCAAAGGGAGAATACACTAGTGATGTTCTTGATAGAGTGAATATGGCAATAGAAATTGCTAAACATAATCTAGAAGGAGATAACGCTAGATCATTAGAAGATGTACAAGAATTCAAAGCAAATACATCATGCGAAGAAGAATCTTGAAAGGAACGCTTGTTGGTTCAACAGATAAACTAACAGCTATAAAGTCCAGAAGATTGATTATTGAAGTTGTATATACAAAAGGCTACAATATAATATCTCAAAAGATAATAGATGTTCGTACATCTATATCGCAATAACTAAGCTGTGTAAAGCGTCAGAACTTATAATCTGATAGAAGTTAATAGCCTAAACATTGATGCTTTGTAAAAAGTTAGCCAAAGTGGCGTGGTTTTACATAAAGATGCATGCAGTAATGTATGATGTGTTGTTCCCTTGAGAAAGGAATGTAGGAGTAGCAAATATAAACGCTAACAACACAAATGAGTTCTCAGCTTGACCCTACTCTTATCAGGAAATGTAGTGATGCATAGGGATTTGGTATGAGGGTGCTAAAACATGATGAGTGAACGCACATGCGTTGAACAAACAAAGAACACAAATTTAAAACTTAGAACACATGAAAAAAGTGAAAAAAGGTCTCACTGTAAAGACATTAAATATTACAGGCAGTAAAGGGTTTTCAATGTTAGCAGGTATCAATAGACCTATTACACCTGCTCATGTAACCAAATTAGCATCATCATTAGAAAAGATGGGTGTTGTTAGACCAGTTGTAGTTGCAAACATTGATTTTGTCAGTGGTACACCAACAAATTACATTATTGATGGACAACATTTGTATCATGCTCTTATGAGAATGGGATGGGATATTCCATATAAAGAAATTGAAATTACAGATGCTGTTGATCTTGCAGAACATTTAGCGTTGTTAAATGCTAGTTCTAAATCATGGAGTATGAAAGATTACATCAATGTATGGGCTAATGTAAACAAAGACTACATCAAGTTAAATAAGTATTTCAATACATATGATATTGAACTTAATCAATTAGCTGATGTATTGATGAACAATACTTGTTCTGCACCTTCAGGTGGTAATTGGGTAATATCAAGAACAATTAAAAGAGGTGAGTTTACAATAGATGATGAGAAACGTGCAGTTTATCTTCTTAATTGTGTAACTGATGCTCTTAAGATAGTTCCTAGAGTGGATAGACAAAGTAACAAGCTATTTATTTCTAGTTTTGTTAACTTCATCAATTTATGTGTAAGCTATGATCATGATCAATTCATGTCAAGTTTGAAAGTACACAGAGATAAGTTTAAACTATCTACACAGGACCAAGATGAATTCAAAAAACTATTAAAATCTATATCATGAGAACAATAGAATTAAAACCAGCAGACTTTGTACATTTCAAAATGTTGGCAAACAATATAAGATTATGGTTTCTTTACAATATTTCAGGAGGAATTGTATTTGTTGAAGCAGATTCAATCATTCTTGAGAGTTTGGGTTATTAGTTGCCCTAAGAGTTTGGATTTGTGATTTTATATCATTATATTTGTATAAACATTTTTATAATTATGATTGGAATATATAAAATTACAAATCCTTCTCAAAGGGTTTACATTGGTCAGAGTTCAAATATTGAAAAAAGATTTGAACAGTATAAAAAGCTACAACATAGCGTTTCTAAACAAATTAAACTTTACAGATCATTTTTAAAACATGGTATAGACAATCATGTTTTTGAAATTCTGGAAACATGTTCACTAGAAGATCTCAATATCAAAGAACGATATTGGCAAGATCATTTTGATGTTTTAAATAGTGGTTTAAATTGTCTTCTCACAGGTACAGATGAAAATTTAAAAATATTATCATCTGAAATAAAAGATAAGATAAAAAAATCAAGAACTGGTAAAAAACATACACAAGATACATGTGGTAAGATTTCATCTTCAAATAAAGGAAGAGAACATTCTGCAGAAACTCGTGACAAAATTAGAAAAACATTAAAAGGTAGAGTAAGACCAGATTTTGGAAAAAAGATATCTGAATCATTAAAAGAAAAATATAAGGATATTGAAAATAGACAAAATTTAGGAGTAAAATTTAGAAAAGCTGTTAACCAATTAGATTTGGAAGGAAATTATATCCAACAATTTATATCTCTTGCTGAAGTTTATAGAGTTTTAGGAATTCACACTACTTCAGTTTCTAAATGTTGTAAAAATAAACAGTTTAGTGCAGGAGGATATAAATGGGAGTACAGTAAGTTTTAATTAATTAGTTTGTTTGTAATTGGGCTCTAGCAATAGGGCCCTTTTATTTTAGCTATGAGTATATTCAAAAGAATAAAGAAAGTGAGGATTTCGACGAGTGCGAAGATCATCTATGGTATAAATAATGAAGGGAATTCAATCCATTTGTTATACATCACTAAGCCTAAGAGTTTATCATTAGAGGACTTTAATGAATTAGTGAAAGCAATTAATGTAAAATTTAAACTACCTGAAAATGAGAAAGTATAAAATTATATTTTGGATTGAGAGTAATGATGTAGCCACAGATTGTGAGCACATCATCGAAGGAAGAACAATAATGCATGCATTAAAGAACTTCTATAAGTTAAATATTAGAATCAAGAGAGTAACAGATATTAACGAATTACCTTACAATCATGAAACCACATAATAAGAAAGAATTAAACTTTGTAATAACTACAGCAATTAAAATTTGTGGTATGTTGTTTATAGTTACATTATTTTTATTTTTGCTAACTAAAATACTTAATTTATGAAAAAACTATTATTGTGCTCTTTAGCAGTAATTGCTATGGCATGTTCAAACAACGATGATGACAACAATGGCTCATCATCAACAAACTGTAATTGTGGAAGAGTGACTATGTGCTCATCATTCAATGTGGTGAATCCTGTTGGTTCTCCAACACCTGTAAGTACATTCACATCATTTGTAGTATTAAACAACTGCACGTATCGTGAAACAACTCATACTGTGAATGGTAATCAAACAAACATTTATAGAGTAGGAACTCAATATTGTAGATAAACATGTTCAACGTAGGTGATAAAGTAGTATGCATAGATAGCTCAATGGCTATTCATACAGTGGAAGAGTTACGTAGAGATGTTCCTAATTGGGTGAAACAGGGTCAGCAATATACTATTAGAGATATTGTTGACTCTGATTTTGTTGTTGGGGTTAGATTGGAGGAAATAACAAATCCTCCAAGATACTTCAAATTGATTGGTAGACATATGGAACCAGCATTTGGTACATTCAGGTTCAGGAAACTTGAAACTGCACCACCTATTGCTGTACACGTAGAACAAGAAGAACTAATAAGTATATAATGTACAATTACGAAGCAGAACTAGCATTACGAAGCTACATGCCTAAGACATTAGAATTAGGAATGTTGTTTGCTAATGTTACAGAAGAAGGTACAACATTGTGGGAGCTAGATAAGATTCCTCAAGATATAGAAGCATTCATGGTTGAACATGGTGCTCCTATGGAAGTGTACATTATTGACAATGATGATTCTGTAATAGCAGAACCACATGAAATTGGTTGGTTTGATGAAGGTGATGACACTGATGAACTCAGAGACATTACGCTTGACGATATTAATTACATCCTCAGTGAATTTGAAGGATGGGTAGAGATAGAGATTATTGAGGATTTCTTTGACGAAGATGAACAAGTTATTCCCAATATGTACGAACAAAAAGTAGTAGTTAGATTATTAACAGACGAAGAAGAAGAATGAAAAAAGAAACAGAACATTTACTATCCACTGAAGCAAACAAAGAAAGATTGTTGGAAGATGTCTTCAACGATGAGAAGAGACAAGGTGTAAAAGATTTGATTGATGCACATAAACAAACAGATGAAAATGGTAAACCTATTACCTATTGGGGTGGTTTAGCAGAACCTAAACAAGAAAACTGTTGTACACCTGTTGGACAGATTAAAAGGTATATAGATTGTATTGGGTGTGATTGTAAACCTAAACAAGAAACAGAGGAAGAGCCTGACTATGAAAAAATTAAACAATCATTGATTGAATTTAGAAAAACACCAATGACATTTGTTCCTGATGAAAAAATGTATAGTAAGCAAGATTTAGAAAAAGCTTTTAAAGTAGGGTATACTATTGCTTATGATGGTGATGTTAGAATTGATGAAAAAGACGAATGGTTTAATAGATGGTTTAAAATATTTAAAGACAATCAAAATGAGAAAAAATAATATTGAACCACAATTGATTTCTAGAAAAGAATGGATTAAAGCTTGGACAGATTTTAAACAATTTTTTAAACAATTTAAAAACAAATAAGATGACAGCAATAGAATGGTTTTGGATTCATTTACCCGAAAAAATATCTAAAGAATATTTTGATTTATTTGAACAAGCCAAAGAAATGGAAAAGCAACAGATTATTGATGCTTGTGATAACGCACAAAGAACAGATTTTTATGTGAAATATTATGACACAGAACAATACTACAACGAAACATTTAAAAACAAATAAAATGAGAAAAATTTTTAATTTCTTTAAAAAATTATTCACACATAACTATTGTGATACTTGTGGGTTTACAAAAGATAAGGTATATGCTACAGAACTTTTTATAGAAGCAGGTTTAATTCAATGTAAAAAATGTTATAATATTAAAACATTTAAAAACAAATAAGATGAAACAAAAAACACTTGAAGAAGCATCTTGGAAGTTTAACCCCTTAAAAAAACTTGATGGGGAATTTTTAAGACACGCATTCAAAGAAGGTGCTAAATGGCAAGCTGAAAGAATGTATACTGAGGAAGATATGATAAATTTTGCTAAGTATATACTATCTAAAAAAGTTACAATAGCAAGAAGCCCATTAGATGTAAGTATTTATTTACCTAAAGAATTTCAACTTTTATCAGGTGAATTAGAACACGATGGTAAAAAACTACTCAAAGAATGGTTTGAACAATTTAAAAAGAAATAAGATGAAACAACAAGTATTTGTAAACAACAATTATGATTATGATTATGAACTCACAAAAAATGATGAGGGAAATGATGTTCATACATTGACTTATTCTGATGTAGAATCGTGGGATAATTCAGTGAAAAACACTGCAGCAATGCAGATTGAGGACTTTGGAAATGGTCTTTCTATTATAACTAAAATCAATCAAAATAATTTGCTTTACACAGAAGCAGATGAATTATTGATTTTGTTGAAAATTATTAACTCTGATGCTACATTAAACAATGTGCATGAGATTGGAACTAAAAGAGTGATTTGAAGTTTTTAAATTATTTAGTTAGGTGGATATCGAATAATCTTGCTGTTCCTTTTTGGATGGTAGGACATGTCCACCTATCTACTAACATGTACGAAGATGTATATGAAATATTAGCTTCATTTGGAATGAACATTATAGTTGCCATAGGCTTTTGGTTAGATTGGAAAGATCATAAAAACACAACAAGACAATGAAAGAAAATGTATTAATCTATGACATAGAAACGTTGGTTGAGATGTTCCTTGTAGGAATATATGACCCACAGACAGATATGTATTTTGAGTTTGAAGTGAGCCAGAAGGTAAATGAACTAGATTCATTTCTAAGGTTTGCAGAAGCTCATAATATGCATTATTGGGTGGGCTACAACAACCTACGTTTTGACAGTCAAGTGATTGAATGGATCCTTAGAAGCGCAGATAATTGGCATGAGCTATCTAGCATGGAAATATGTGAAAGAATAGCTCAGAAAGCAGCAGATGTAATCCACGATGCTAATTATGATGTGTTTCCTGAATATAGAGAACACGAACTAAGTCTTAAACAACTAGATTTATTTAAGATTAATCACTACGACAACAAGAATCGTATGGTGAGTCTAAAAAGACTAGAGTTTGAGATGGACTTCGAGAACATTGAAGAAATGCCTGTACATCATACAAAAAGAGATATGACTCCTACAGAAAGACATATCACTAGAACGTATTGTAAGAATGATGTAATGGCAACCTATCAGTTCTACAAAATCACCACTGGTGATACAGATCATCCCTTGTACAAACAGAACAATCAAATAGAGCTAAGACAAGATATATTTGATGAGTTTGGCATTCCATGCTTAAACTATTCTGACAGTAAGATTGGTGATGAGATGATTAAGAAGTATTATATTCAGGAGAAAGGTGTTGAGTATAAAGAATTACCACGTAAAGGGTTCTTTAGAAAAACCATATCTGTAAAGAATTGTATTGCACCTTATGTGAAGTTTGAAACAAAACACTTGAAAGAGTTCTTAGCTAAGATTAAAAAGATGGACATGTCCATGACTGATGAGTTTCAAGAAGATATTGTCTTCTATGATAATGTCTACACATTTGCTAAAGGTGGATTGCATTCTGTAAACAAACCTAAAATCTTTGAAGCTGATGAAGACCATGAAATTATTGATTGGGATGTATCTAGTTATTATCCTGCTATTATTATTAACAATGGTAAATATCCTGCGCACTTGGGGAAAGAATTCCTGCGAGGGTACAAACAGATGTTTGACAAAAGACTAGAGCTTAAACCTCTTGCTAAGAAGGATAGAAAGATTAGAGGTATTGTTGGAGCCCTTAAACTTGCAGTTAACTCTGTATATGGTAAATCATCTGATATTCAGAGTTGGATTTACGATAGACAGCTAACTATGTTTACTACAATCACTGGTGAATTATCACTAATGATGTTAATTGAGAAGTATGAAACTAATGGAATTAATATAATTTCTGCAAATACTGATGGTGTAACTATAAAAATTAAAAAAGAGTTAATACCTTTAATGCATGAAATTAATGAGTGGTGGTGTGACGTTACACAATATGAATTAGAACGCACAGACTATTCAAAGATTATATTCTCAACAGTTAATGACTATTTAGCAATTAAGACAGATGGCGAAATCAAGAAGAAGGGAGATTTTCTTACAGACTTTGAACTCCATAAAAACAAGTCTGGACGTATTATTAACATTGCTTTGGAACAGTTTTACGTTCAGGGCATTCCTGTTGATACTACTATTAGAAATCATACTAATCTCTACGATTTTTGCCTAAGACAGAAGGCATCTCGAGATTTTCATTACGAAGGAATCAACAGACAAACTGGTGAGAAAGAAATCTATGATAAACTCATACGATATTATATTTCTAACAGTGGTGTGAAGCTTCTTAAGATGAAGAATGAAGAGTGCCAAACAAATGCTGCAAAGATTAGTCAGGTTGAAGCAGGTGAATGGTTAGCAACAGTTTGTAACTATCTACCTAAAGATTCTGTAGTGGAGAATATAAACTATGAATATTATATTGAGAAAGCTAACAGAATCATCAATAAGATTCTTACAGAAGGTAAAAAGCGAAACATTGTAGTAATTCCTAATCAATTAGATTTATTCAACTAATGGAAACAAAGATTAACAGAGAGAACATCTCAAGACACCTCATAGAATACCAACTAGCAATGGTTGGTAAGTCTATGATGGATACCTTGGACGATGACAAGTGGTATTTTAATATCACTATGACCACAGAACAACACGAAGAATTCAAGAAGTATTCTATTAAATTAATCAAGAAGATTTTTAAATGTAACACTACAAAAGCACTCAAAACTTTTGACTGGTTCAATCTTGCATTTGGTCTTCGTATAAAAAATTAGCCATGGACTTAAAAGTTGCAATTTACAGGCATGTATTGGAGCCTAAATACATTAAGATTTACCAATACATAGAAGAAGTGTCAAGAACAAATAGAATTTCAATTACATATTCTCATAGGAAGGATATTGTAGGGCTTCTTGCTGATGTAATTGCAATCAAAGAGAAATATGGTATAGACTACTCAGAAGATTTAGAATTACTACAGAAGTATAACAACTAAAACCAAACCCCATGCCAGACATCAGTATGTGTATGGACAGCATTTGTCCATCAAGTAAGTATTGCCACAGATTTACAACTAAACCAAATGAACACAGACAAGCATATACATCTTTTAATAGAGAAGAAGATGCTATAAACTGTGACAGCTTTTGGGCCAATGGTGTAGACTCACAAAAATGTACAAGAAATGGTGTAAAGCTTGTAGGACAAACATGTTCTAAACAAGACTGCACATATCCAAATTGTTTAAAAGATTAAATAAAACTTATGGAAAGATCAACTAACTTTGTAAGTTCCATCGATTGGGAACATGAAGCACAAAAAGATTACATCTTTGCTATTGAGAGACAGCGAGATATAGAAGCCTCATGGCAAGAGTGGGAACATAATAAACGCAAACCAGCAAACATCCAAACCAATGAAATTTTCTCTAGACGTTCATCATTTCGAAGAAATTTTAAGAAAATAATATCACTTCGAAGAAAAATTTTAGTACCTTTAGAATAAAATTTTTAATTATGGGTTTATCAAGAAAAGAGTACTATCAGACTCAAGATCAAAAAGAAAAAGCTAAGATTTACAGAGAAAAAAATAAAGAAAAAATCTTAGCTTATCTGAAAGAATACAGGGAAAATAACAAAGATGCTTTAGTAGTAAAAAATAGAGAAAGAAGTAAAAAAAATTATGAAAAAAATAAAGATTTAAAACTTCAAAAACAAGCAGAACAAAGAAAAAAACCTGGATATAAAGATAAACATAATGAATATTGGAAAGAGTATGCTAAGAAGAGAAGAGAAGTTGATACATCATTTAAGATACAAGGAAACATGCGATCTCGTTTCAATAGTATATTCAAGTCTAAAAAGATAATAAGAGACAATAGTATTGTAGAGTTAGTAGGTTGTGATTTTAATTTTTTAAAAAATTATATAGAAAACAAATTCTTACCTACAATGTCTTGGGAAAATTATGGATCATATTGGCACATTGATCATATAAAACCATGTAGTTTATTTGATTTAAGTATAATGGAAGAACAAAAAAAGTGTTTTCATTATACTAATTTACAACCTCTTTTTGCAACAACTCAATTGATAGAAGGAATAAATTACATTGGAAACTTAAACAAAAGTAATAAGTATGAATTTTAAATTAGATGTACATCATTTTGAGGAACTTATCGCAAAATCATACAGTCTAGATCACGTCTTCTTGTTGATGCTTATTAACGAGAAGTATGAAGTATCACCATTGTGTGAAAATAGCATGAAAATAGCTGGACTATACCAAGGATTGGTACGTAAAGGGCTCATAACTGATGATGATAAACTAACATTGTCAGGACATGAGCTCTTAACGTTTCTAGCCACAAGAGGTAA